GCGACGCTTTTCGCAATATGCCCCATTGGGTCGTTTCCTACCAACTCGGCTGTAAAATTCCGGGCCGTAAAACCTTTGGCGCGTCCAAAGACGACGCCTGTCTGGCTGCCGCCGTCGGTTTCGGTTGAAGTAATATCCGTCTGCCCGTCATAGTTGACAGGATCGCCGCCTAGCACGTTATAAAACGGAATGGTATAGAGATTGCCTTTGTTTTGAATCTGAGCGGAAATAACACTATCGCTGACCATTGCGCCGCTGTCGACAATAGCGGTTCTCACTGGGTCGGGCGCTTCTCCCCAGGAGTCGTAAAACAGTTCCTCGTCAAAAGGGAACCCAAGAAATGTACCTGCCATAAATTATTTTCCTCCAATCATTTTTCTGTACTCTTCAGGATGTTTTTGCTTAAATTCATACTTCTCGCCATAGGAGAGCTTTTTAAAGGCCTCCGGCGTCATCTCGGGCAGCTCCGGCCCGGCTGGATTTTGCGGGGCGTACTGGGCGCGCGGGGCGACCTTTACCGCCGGGAACTCCTTTGCGGCGGCCTCTGCCGCCTCTTTAACGCCCAACACGTTGCCCTGGCCGTCAACCTGTACGCCCGACAGGTCAATCAGCCTTGCAAGCAGCTTTTGATCGTAGCCCTCAAGGCTGCGAAGCTCCGCCGCTACCAGGCGGCTGTTGGCTGCTTTCAAGGTGTTTTCCTGCTCTTGCTTCAGGGCCTGCCGGTAGCTGGAAAGCCGGCTGTTCAGGTCGCCGATTTCCTCGCCGTCGCCCAGGCCCAAAACGGAACGCAGGGCTCCCTCGTACATTTTGGCGGTTGTCCGGTACCCGGCGGACTCATTCCGGAGGCTGTGCACGTAGTCCTCCGAGTAGGTTTTGCCCGCCGTTTCCGGCGCGGTGTTTTCTTCGCCTTCCCCGGCGAACAGTTGAATATTCATTGGTTTCAGCATCTGGCTGTTTCCTCCTTTGCGCGCCAGGCGCAATTTCTAAAAATATATAAAAAAGCGCCGCCTCCCGGGCAACGCTTTTTCGCGGGGATCAATGGGCATAAAAATACCGCCTTGCCTTACGGCGGGCGGTTAATGCCCATTCAAGTGTATTTAAATGTGATCCTACAGGAGTAATTGTCGTAAAAATCATTCTCTTTTTTCAAAGTGGAAACTATCCTTTCCGTTGCATGATGGATAAACATTTTCTTGGTCTAAGACCTCAACTGGAATTCCATTAGGGAAAGCTTCGCATTTGCCATATCTCTGATAATGCTTACAAACATTACATTTGGGTAAAGTATATGCTGGCGTAAAATAGAAACGGTTTGTTTTCATGTCTGATTCCATTATAATTCCTCCATATAAATCGTCTTTCCATCTGTCTTAATAACACAAAAACGTGTTCCCCTTGGCAACAGAACTTCGGATTCATTATCATTCCATTTAGAAATATCCTTCCCGTGCTTTACCTTCATAACTATTTGTATATCCATTGTTTCGTCATAAATTTCTTTACTGGTAGACGTAAATGCATCATAACGAATCAAATTCCCCTCACTATGATCTCTAAAAAATTGTGACACATCCAAGTATTCGCTGGATAAAGAACGATAAACAACGCCTGTGTAATCTGGAAGTTTTAATAAAGCCTTATCAATATTTTGTTTTATGAGTTCCTGCTGTTCTGATAAAGGAATTCCCGAGCGGAGAGAAGCATTTAAGCTATAGGCAACTCCTGAGGACATGTAATCATAAATAGCCTTTTCGTCGTCCGAGTCTAGTGTACTACTAGCGGCACTCATTGTCACCCCCTCACCGTATTTTTCCTTACTAAGGCTAAAAATTTTTTGCGCAGTTTCTTCATATGAGTTAATATTTTGGGAATATCTATTTTGTTTTTGAAAATTTGATTTCAGCTCCTGATACTGCTGGGAATTTGCCTGCTTAGCGCGCCTGAAATCTGAAAACCTGGCATAGGCCTCGTCCGGGAGGGCGCGCCTGTATGTTTCCCATTCCCGGCGGTCGGCGTTCCTTGCCCGGTTGACGGCCTGCTCCTTGGCGTACGCCTTGCGCTCCGCGTCGCTGCGGGTGTCCCGGAAAGGCTGCATGCTATGCCGGGATAATTTCTCCAGCTCCACTTTTGTATAGGCCTGTGGCGGCTTAATAATAAAACGGTGCCGGCAGTTTGGATGAATGGTTTCATAGCCGTGGACAAGGGCTGTGTCGTAAAGGTAGGGGAAGCGCAGCGGCTCACCGCCAGGCCCCTTGTGTTTGCCGTTCGCGGCTTCCTTTGTGAGGGCATACACCCGGCCCTGGTACATGGCGCAGACCTCGCAGGTCGGGGCGTGGGTGGTGCATTCGGCCAAATCATAGCCCCACTCCTCCGCCTGTACAATTTTGGCCTTGTTCTGCGCCTCCGCCGTGGTGGTTCGCGCGACCATCTTGGAATAATCCTTCAGCGAAACCACTTTCCCGTTTTTGTATCGGACGCCTATTTTCCCGCCGGCTTGGCGCAGGTCCAGGCCCAGCAGTCGCTTTTCCAGATCCTTCTGCATATCTCCCACCGTGCCGCCGGTTGCCTCTTTGAGCGCGGCGGCGCGCAGGCCCGCCGCCCGGATTTCATCCTCCATCCTGCGCCCGACAATGCGGGTTGCTTTTGTCAGGCTGTCGACCGTGTTTTGTACAATAAGGTCAATTTGACGGGTATTTACCCTTGAAAAAAGATTGTATGAATGGGGGAGGGATAGGTCAACCTTTAAGATGTCCTCCACCGCGCCTTCAAGCCCGGCGCGGTAGCCGCTCAGCACCATCTGCCGCACAAGCTCCGGCGTGGCCCGGCGAAGCTTCTTCAGTTCCGCGGAAACCTGCTTTAATATCTGCCTTTCATAAGCTGCCGCCGAGCCGGCGCTCGCCTTCCGGGCAATTATTTCAACCAGCTTTCTCTCCGCCGCTTCATAGAGCTTCTCCAGCTCTTCCGCCGCTGTCACGCTTCATCCCCGCCAGGCAGGAGCTCCTCCGGCGGTTTTTCCTCAAAGCTCTCGTTTTCGGTTTCCGCTGGAGGCGCACTGCCCATGTCCGCCGCCGCGTCATCCGCCCGGATTTCATCAAGCTCCGCCGCCGCCTCCTCTTCGGACATATCGTCCAGCCTGCGAATGGCGGTATGCTGGCTGATGGTGGGACGGTTCCCGGTTCGGACAGCCATAATATTGGCATTCTCAGCCTCATCATCCGGCAGTCCGTCGTTCCAGGTGATGGTAATATCCTTGGCGTCAACGGCAATGCCCTTCAAAGCCGCGCAAGCGGAAATCAGCTTTTTCAAGACGGGGTCGAAGCTGTTGGACACCCGGCGGGCCTTGGCAAGCGGCGACATCATCAGCCGGCGCAGAGCGGACCCGCTGGGGACCTCTCCCGTTTTCCCGGTGACATCGCCAAAAATGGCGCTGCCCATTTCTGAAATGGTATAGAGCTGGTTTGTCAAAATCTCAATCTGTTTAAAATTGGCGTCCATAGAGGCGTCCCAGGTGATATAGTTCACGTCCGGTTCATCGTTGCTTCTCCTCGGGTAATAATCGCCGATTCTAAAACGCCATTCCCCGGTGGCGTTGTCCAGCTCCATTGCACCCTCCGGGCCGCTCATGCTGGGGTTCGCATGCTTGTCGAGCACTTTGCTGATCTGCGACACGCGCACCATAAGCTCAGAGACAATGCTGTCAATGCTTTGGTAGTCGTCGATTCCAAACAGGCGGTCCGTTGTCTTGACATTGGAAACCCGAAACACCGGGCAGACGGGGAGCTTGGTCTCCAGCAACGCCTCCTCCGGGCGGGCAATCTCACGTCCGATTTTCCAGGCCCCTTTAATTCCTTCCAGGCTGTAGCGGTGCTGTTCGCAGGAGGAAGGTTCTGCGGGATTGTGTATTTGAACCTTCAGCTCCCACTTTTCGCCTTCTGAATCCAGCGGATAAGCCCAGGCGAATACGTGAAAGCGAATCTGTTTTAAATTCCATGCGTCCACTACCGGGAACCAGTGGGCCGGACTGGAAGCCGTTACCGCCGGCATGTTTTCCTGATTGGACAGTAAGAGCAGCCCATCCCCGTACCGGCTTACATCGATCGCAGCTTCATAGGCCGCATTGAGCACCTCCTGCTCAACCAAAATCTCGTCCACGGCCTTCTGGATTTTTTCGTCCGCTACCGTAATCTTGGGAGGCTCGCCAAACACTAGGTCGGCAATTTTCAACGAGATTAGCTTCTGATAGTTGAATAACACTGCATAAGAAACCACTTGAGAAAAGTTTCCGATCACCCGCTCAATGCGTTTGAACTGCTCCTTGTACACTTCGGCATGATCGTCCTCGAAAAGAGCCCGGTTATCCTGATATCTATCCAAACGGTATTTCTCCGATCTTGGCGGCCATTGCTCTCCCGCTTTTAAAAAATCCAGGCTGGTCAACATTTATTTTCCTCCTATTGACACAAATTGCGGGCTGTGCCGCCCAAATACCTCCATGCAGAAATAGCGCATGGCGTCCATTGCGTGGTCGTTTATTTTCAGCGGCTTGTCCTCGCCCCGGCCGGCGGCCTTTTCGTCCCATACATACGCCTCAAATTCCCGCACGGTGTTTTCACAGCTTTCACAGATCTTGATTTTTCCACTCTGGAGGGCGTTGGCTGTCACCCGAATACCATCCAACACGGCGTTGTCCGCTGGGAACACTAAAAAGCGCCCATGATTGCGAATGCATGCAATCATAGACGCCGCGGATGGGTCCACAATCACCCCGCGAATGGGGAGGGGGCCCGCAAGATTTTCCAGCGCTGTATAATATTCCTCATCCGTGAGTTGCTTCTTCCGCTCCCGGCCCGAGTAGTAATATTCGCGCAGAGCATACCAAACGCCGCCATGCTTCCCCCAAAGCTGCATGGCGGTGGGGTTTTGCGTGCCATAATCCATGCTAATGTAGTACAGGCCGCACGCTCCGGGCGGGGAGGCTGCGACATGCCTTTCTTTCCGGAACATGTCATAAATCCGTCCTTCTGCTAATACCCATAAGCCCCGAATATAACGGTCGTAGAACACACCAGAGAACATAGACTCATATCGCTCTATAATTTTATTACTAAGTCCTGGATTATCTTGCATGGTGAAGTGCAGATACAAAGCGTTGTGCTCCTCGCGCCGCTTTATCCACTCAAGATAAAACCAGTGTTGCGGGCTACCAGGGTTGCAAGAAAACCACATTTTAGCCCCCTCTACAGAGCACCGGGCCAATGCCTGCTCAACAAAAGAACGCGGCATGAGCGCTACCTCGTCCAGCAGCACCCCGGCCAATGTACGGCCCTGAATAAGCGCCGCGCTGCTCTCATCTTTACCTCCAAATACTTCAAAGAAATTGATTGCGGCTCCACGGCGCACTTCTAAGATTTTGTCTGATCTTCGCCAGCGTAGAACATAGCGCTCTTTAGCAAGACTCATGGAGATAAAGGGAACAACGATGTTTTTACTCGCACTGTCTACGGTCTTCCCGCAAACGCCGAATCTTTGACCGCTAAATTCCCGCATGGCCCAGCCGACAAACGCCCACATCATAATGGAGGTCTTGCCGGAGCGGACTGCGCCATCGCATATAATTGCGTCATAGCTGGAATAAGAGAAAGCGAGAATTTTCTTTTGTTTTGCGCTAATCATCACTCTCCAGCTCCTCCGCCATTTCTTTTAGACTCTTGCTTAAGCCATCCTCTTTTATCGCATCAGCAGGCTCTCCGGAAACCATTGCCCACTTATCAATCAGCGTGCCGATGGCTGTTGTAATCTGTGCAGGCGTGGCCGTTTCCAGCTTTTCTGGGCTGTTTAATACCGCTAGTCCCTTGCCAATGATCTCGCACACAACACCGCGTTGGCTTTCCATATACGCGAGAATGTCCGCGGTGTTTTCCTCTTTTTTTCGTTTGAGATTTTCTGAGATTCCTTGAGATCCTTCTATAACTCGACGCACGGTTTGCCCGCAAACACCGTTTTTTTTTGCTGTAGCGTTAAAGCTCTCGCTTTCCAAATAATCGGCCACTATTTTCTTTTTTTGCCTATCTGTCAAGCGTTTTGCCACACATCACCACCACGCTTTAAAATAAATATCAATCCTTTGTCAATTCCTTCAGGGAGAAACAGAGGCTATTTCGCATGTCATACAGAAGAGCAAGACGCTTGCGCCCTTCTGTGCTCATGCATTCCTTTCTGTTTGCCAACGCCTCTTCTATTCGGTCCATTACCTTTTTGAGCTCGGCCTGGTATTCGCCTATAAGCTTTTCTTTTTCCACGCATATCACCTCAAAATGAGCATAAGAAAAGCCCACGCCATAAGGCATGAGCTTGAAAAAATATTTAAAATTTTAAGAAAAACGCTTGACATTATACGCTAAAAGTCGTATAATGTAATTACAGGAACAGGGAATTCCAAGTAAACAGAAAGGAGAAATACACCGGAGCAGGGAGGTGAGAACTTGAATGAGGAACAAATAAAAGCCCTGCTGGAAATGCTTGAAAAGGCCCTAAAAAGTGAGATAGTTGACAGACTGACCATCACTATTAAGCCAAACAGCAAAACCAAACAAGGCTAATTAAAAAGCGGCGGGGAAATCCCACCCGCTGCTATTATTATAACCTGAATATCCCTGAAAAACAAGGAGGTAGTTATGGACATATCAGTGAAAGTCGAATATAAAAATACTAAATTGAAAGATCAAAGAGAAAAGGCTGGGTTATCTCAAGGAAAACTGGCTGATAAAGCGGGCTTAAGCGTTCGTACATTACAAGATTATGAGCAGGGTAGAAAAAATTTGAATGGAGCAAAACTGGTAACGCTGTTGACATTATGCAAATCATTAAACTGCAAGTTAAGCGATCTGATCTCAGACCCGCTATGCCTGAATCTGCTCAAGGAGGTTTGCGGAGATGAAGCATAATATGGCCCATAGCCGTATATACCACATTTATCAAGGCGTGAAGCAAAGATGCCTAAACCCTAAAAATCCTAGTTATTACCTATATGGGGGAAGGGGAATTTCAATTTGTGCCGAATGGGTAGATAATTTTCAGGCTTTTTATGGCTGGTCAATGGAAAATGGTTATACCGATGAAATGACACTTGACCGAATTGATTCTGAAAAAGATTATTCACCACAGAATTGCCAGTGGATCTCCAAAAGTGCAAATTCTGTGCGGGTACAAGATCGAAATGGAACACCTGAAACGATTGCCGCACGAAAGGAATTGAAAGCAAAGGGGAAAATTGGAAAAACATCTAGTAAGGTAAAGCAAAAATACAATGATAGGGTATATCAACAAATAAGTGTTCGTTTGCAAAAGGAGCTTGTGGAGCATTGGGAAACTGAAATTGAAAAGGATGGTATTTCAAAGGCCGCTTTTATTCGTGAGGCTATTGTAGAATACCTAAACCAAAAGCAGGGCGGTTAAGCCCTGCTTTATCATAAGTGTCGTAATACCCCTTGCTTCAGCTATGGGGATATAAGCCACACCATGTTTCCCCGTTAGGAGGGCAACATCTTGCATTAGATAGTAAATAGTAGTATAATATTTTCTATGAAATATAAGAGCAACAACAATGTGGTGTACTCCTGCAAATATCACGTGGTTTGGTGTCCAAAATATCGCCGCAAGGTCTTGGTCAACGGTATCGCTGTACGCTTAAAGGAACTCATAGAGGAAATTTGCTGTGAGCTTCGCATCGACGTCATAGAGATGGAAATCATGCCGGATCATGTGCATTTGCTCATGGAAGTAGACCCGCAATTTGGCATCCATAAAGCTGTGAAGCAAATAAAAGGACGCACATCCCGAATTTTGCGTCAGGAGTTCGGAACGCTCCGTTCAAGGCTACCCTCACTGTGGACAAATTCCTACTTCGTATCCACCGTTGGCGTAGCTCCGTTGTCTGTCATCAAACAGTACATCGAAAATCAGAAAAAAGTGTGAGGTGTGGAGATGGAATATAGCTATAAATTCCGCATCTATCCCAATGAGGCACAAGCACAACAGATACACAAGACCTTTGGTTGCTGTCGTTTTGTCTGGAACCACTATCTTGCTAAGCGGAAAGCGGTCTATGAGCAGGACGGCAAGACTTTCAACTACTATGGCTGTGCCGGAGATTTGACCCAACTCAAGAAGCCACTGGAATGGCTGCGGGAAGTAGATGCTACTGCTCTGCAAGCTTCTTTGCGGGATCTGGATACGGCCTTTCAGAACTTCTTCCGGCGGGTAAAGCAAGGCGAAAAGCCCGGCTATCCCCGGTTCAAAAGCAAGCACGACCATCGGCAGAGCTACAAGAGCAAATGCGTGGGGACAAATATCAAAGTTCTGGACAAGGCCGTACAGCTCCCGAAACTCGGTCTTGTAAAGTGTCGTGTCTCAAAAGAGATCAAAGGCCGCATCCTGTCTGCTACAGTATCTAAAAATCCCAGTGGGAAATACTTTGTCGCCCTGTGCTGTACCGATGTGGAGATAGAGCAGTTGCCCTCTACCGGAGTTGCTGTTGGTCTTGACATGGGCTTAAAGTCGTTTGCCGCTGCCTCGAACGGCATGGAATACCCCAACCACAAGTATCTCGCAAAATCCCAGAAGAAACTGGCCCGTCTCCAGCGGCAGCTCTCCCGAAAAACAAAGGGGAGCAACCGCCGGGAGAAAGCACGGCTTCAGGTGGCAAGACTCCATGAGCATATTGCAAACCAGCGGCAGGACATGCTGCACAAGCTGTCCACCCAGATCATCAGGCAGAACGATGTCATTTGTATAGAGGATTTGACCCCGAAGAACATGGCCAAGAATCAAAGGCTGGCAAAATCCATTGCAGACGTTTCTTGGGGAGAGTTCCGGCGGCAGTTGGAGTATAAGGCAAAGTGGCAGCACAAAGCGTTGGTAGTAGTAGACCGGTTCTTTCCGTCCAGCCAGCTATGCTCCGCCTGCGGTGCTCAGTGGACGGGGACAAAAGACCTCGCCGTGCGGGAGTGGGTCTGCCCGGAGTGCGGCGAACACCACGACAGAGACATAAACGCCGCGAAAAACATCCTCAACGAAGGACTGCGCCTGTTGGCGTAGTCAGCATATATGGTAGGGCGGGACACGCCCAAACCTATACGCTCGGGGACACCGTGTAAGACCTCGCATGGGCAGGCTGTGGTGGTTGAACCGAGAATCCCCCGGCTTTCGCCGTGGGGAGTGTCAATTTCCTTTTAACGAAGCTATTCCAACATCTTAGATTATAAATTTTTCTGTTCGGGAATTTCGGTCAATTTCAAAAAATGATTGTGTTTTTTCCTCGGATAGCTTTCATCGTGTTCACCAATCGCAAAAGCAATTTTCTGCCAGGAAAAGCCGTTGATATAACGCAGGCTCAAAATTTGCCTCATAAGACTATCATCCACGGAAGCAATAAATCGGTTCAGCCGGTTATATTCGACAACGGAAAGCTTGAGCTTAGCCTCAATAACCGCCCTGCAATCTGCTATTTGCGCGGCGATGGCAGTCTTGTCCGAAATCTTATTGATATGGGGAAGACCCGTGATTTTAGGTGAGACGCTGGTCGCCGCAGCTTCTAGCTCCCTAAGCCTTCGTCGCTCCTGTTCAATTTCATGATTCAAATAATAAAGCTGCGATAGCTCCTTCTTTGTCACCGAATCCCTCCTCCTTTTCGTCTTGCCCCCGAGATATTCCGCATTTATAGATTCAGGCAAGAGGGAAGATGGCATTTCCCGTCTGAGCCAATCCATTCACAGTGGTTCCTTTTGCAAAATTCCCGGGGCTTCCCGTCGTATTGAAAACGGGAGGCCTTTTCTTTGTCCTTATTGGGAACGCCTATTCCCTTCTGTTCTGCGATTGGAACTTGCGGTGCTTTTTTAACGCGCCTGCTTTGGCCGGCTTCTTCCGCTGCCTCTATAATTTCCTCCGGGGGTTCAACGCCAAACGCGGCGCCAGCTTTTCTAATGCTGGCCGGGTATGGGTCTTGTTCTCCGCGCTCCCAGCGGCTGATCTGTATTGCGCACATCCCGCACCTTTTAGCAAACTTCTGTTTCGTGAGGCCTGAGCCTTTATATAAGTCAAAAAGCCATTTTGCCGCGGGGTTCATGCTTCTTCCTCCTGCTCCATGCAAGCACCACAATATCTGCAAAATGAAGCTAACGAATCGATACTATCCAGACGGTTACACACGCTGCAAATACCCGTGCCTTTTTTCTTATCTACTGCAATCCAATGCCCAAGCTTCAGAGAGCTAGGACACTCCTGTTTCATCTGCTCCAGCTCTGCGCGCAGCTTGCCGTTTTCAGCAAGCAGCTTTGCGCTCTGGCTTTTATCAAAATCATTGATTCTTTCCAGCTTATCCGCGGCTTCCATGCACAAATCCATGATTTCTAACGTCGCTTTGTCTTTGTATAAGCTTTCTGTGCGCAGCTTCTCAATCAGTTTTTCTATGTCCATCACTCTTCCTCCTTCACCGGCCCCCGTTGTAGATAACCACCATCGAGGGAAAAGGGGCGGCGTTTACGGCGTTGCCGTCATCGTCCGTAAAATGCAAACGCCCTCGCACAAACCTGATTTCCGCCTTCCCATAAATGTAATCGTGAAAATAATTCGTGTCCGTCCGCGCTGGAATGAGCAGCACGATTGGAAAGCCCCCGCGGGCCTCTATGAACGCCTTTTTCACCCATTTCCCAATCTCGCGCCCATAAGGCGGATTGCAGAATACCGCGCCGCCGCGGTCCCAGCTTTGTGAAAGCCCGTCTGTCTCCGGCGTATAGTATAAGGGGCATTTCGCTGTCTTATCGGTAGCCGCGGGGTCCAGAACAAATTGAAATTCTTGGTTCAACTTATCAAAAAAATCCTGCGGCGTACACCAACACATATTTTTAGACGACAGAAGCGCCTTGTTCAATTTCTATGGCCTCACTTTCCCTGAAAAATTGCTTGCAGCACCATTCGCCGGCCTTCGCCCCTGCTGCACCCTTCCCAATCCTCGAATGCGGTTTTAAAGCCTGAGAACTCTCCCATGACCGTTCTTTCAGCCTTTGCCATTGGACATTCGGATGTGTCTTTTTTTCTGCATTCCGAGCAGGTGAATTTGTCTTTCATATTGTGTTCCCCCTTGATGAACTCCAGCGCCGGCCTCTTTTTTCTTCGATCACTTAACCACCCTCAATTCAAAGCCTGGATAAAGCGCTTCCCAGTCCTTTTTCTTGATCTTGAATTCCTTTGTCTCCACGCCCTTGACGTCCTCCACCCATACCAGCCCGGAAGAATCGCACACCATGAAATCCGGCCTGTACCGGGTGTTTCCCAACAAGAGGAAGGACGGCTGCCGGGTAAACCAAAGAATCCGCCCCGCTGCTCTCAGCGCTTTCAGCTGTATGTACCGCGCCGCCTCCGCCTTGCTGTCAAAGCGTATTCCGTCAACCTCAACCGGCGTGTTGTGATACTTCGCCGGCTTAACATGCAGTTTCATGTTACGGCCTCCAGTCCAAATCATCGAACGCGCCCGATTGCTCGAACGCCTCAATGTTGTAGGTGGTTTCGGCCCCTGTTCCTGTTTTGCTCTGTTCAGCCCTTTCACGCTTAACCCAGTTTCGAACAGTGGCTTTCCAGTCCTTCATGTCGTTTTTTCCGACTTTCCAGCCATTGCTCTCGTAGTAGTTGCAGAAATAATCTGCGTCCAAAGCATAGCCCTGTTCCTTACAGAATGAACGAACTTCCTCTACGGTGGGCTTTTGAAAGCGCGATACACGCCCGCGCATGCCTTTCGTATTCGTATTCGGATTTGGATTGGATTCTGGATTGGATTCTAGCGGTGAGTCACCGTGAGTCACCGTAGACCACCGTGAAATATCATTTTCGCTTGGCTCAGGAAACTTTGACTTCTTGGTTTGTATTCTTTGATACTTGCCCCA